CATCTATTTTTGTATTAAATATTTTTTCATAAATTATTACTGATAATGGTTCATATTTTTGTCCCCAGTGTAATGTTGATTTTATATTTATACTTTGTTTCTCTATATTATTATCATCATTTATCCTAAATGGTTGACATTTCTCATATATTAATTGATTAATTTCTGATTGTGTTCCTATTGCTTTATACGCATTACTAGCAGTAATTAAATTCCATCTAAATAAGTACCATTCTGGAGTTCTTTGTTGAGGTTGTGGTATATTTTTTAAATAAGATAATATATTATCTATTGAATATATATTATCTTCATTATTATTTTTAGAGATTATTTCATTTTTTATTTCATTATTTTTAGAGATTATTTCATTTTTTATTTCATTATTTTTAGAGATTATTTCATTTTTTATTTCATTATTTTTAGAGATTATTTCATTTTTTATTTCATTATTATTTATTTCATTATTTTTAGAGATTATTCCATTATTATTTATTTCATTATTTTTAGAGATTATTTCATTATTATTTATTTGATTAATATAATTATTTTCTTTTAAAATTAGATTTATTTTATTAGGAATATTAGAGTGAATACTAGTCTCTATACTATTTTCTTTTATTGTATCTAAATTTTCCAAATTTCCAAAAGTATTATTAATAAAATTTTCACTAGAATTTAAAAGTGAATAATTTGTAAAAATATCATAAATTTCTAATGAATAATATATTAAATCTTCTAATAATAATATATCATCTTTATCTAAACTTTCTTCATCTATTTGATTATATAATAAATCATATATTTCATCTATTAATAACTCATTAAAATCATTCAAATTTAAAGAATCCTTAAATTTATTGAATTCTAATAATATAAGTAATTCATCTATTAAATATAATATATTTTCAATTAAATCTATACATCCTTCTTCATCAAATAATATTATTTTATTCTTAAATATTAATTTATCTAAAATATCTTCCAATTCTTCTAAATCATTTATATAATACATATATTGTAATAATTATACCCTTTAATATATTTTATTAATAGTTTATAAAAATATAAAAATATAATTTAATATCAATTTTTTTCTATTATATATGGATTAAATAATAATTTTTATTCAGTTTAATCTAGTTAAATTTTAGAGTTAATATAGTATTTATATACCTAAGGATATAATTATAAATTATATTTCTTTATATATAAAGAATTAGAATTTTTTGTATTTATTTTTATGTATCTTCATCAGAGTCATTAATAATTTCTTTATTTTTAGTAGTAATATGATGAGATTGTTTTTTAGGTGCTAATGATTTTAGAGTAGATACACGTTTATCTAAATTTCTAAGTGTAAAATGTTTTGTTGCTTTAATATATTGTAGTGCAGGAATATCATTTATAATTCCAGTATTTTTATTGTAATTAACATCTTTTACTCTTATTAATTTTTTTCTATCTAAACAATCCTTTAAAAAACTTCTTAATATAATAACTTCTTCTTCATCTAAATTATGTTCTTTTTTATATATTTCTACAAAATCTAATAATTTTTTAGTTTTTATTGTTTTATTTAATTTACTCCAATTTTCATTAATTGTGTTATTCTTTTCTTTTTCTAAAAAATTATCTAAATTTGATAAATTATTTGAAATTTTAGTTTCTTTTAATGGAACACCATTTAATAACATAGTTTTATACTTTATATTCTTCAATTCTTGACATTCATTATTTAAATTCACTTCCATTATATATAATATAAAATTAAGTTTAACTTATTTTTTTTAAATATATATATTAATTAATTATTTTTATGAATGAAAAACATAAATTAATTAATATAATAAATGATAAAAAATTTAATAATATAAAAAATACAAAATTATTAATTTTTAAAAATAGTGATAATTCTTATTTTTTAAAATCAAAAGAAGATGATATAAGTGGAAAGGAACTACTACAAAAAGAAGAGGAAAAAGTTCAATATAATGAAGAAAAAAAAATAAATGATTTATCTTATATAAAGGAAGTTAATTTTGATAATATTATAAATAATAATTTTTCCAAAGCTTCATTTTCCCTCCAGCAGAGTGAACCAAGGGTTATCTCTAAAAGTATTAATGATAAAAACATAATAGAAATTATAAATGTAGAAAATAGTATAATGAATAAAGTTTCTTCTAAAGAAGAAAAAAAAAGAATAGTGAGTAAAAATTGGAAATTTGATATAAAAGATTTAAATTATGATTGTCAATTGAATTTGATAAAAAATATCAAAGAGAATAATTATAATTATTATAATTATATATCTAAAATAGCGCAACAACAAATAAAAAATAAAATATTGAGTTATAAACATCAAGATGTTATTAAAAATAATTTTAATGAAAAAAATTTTATAAATTATAACTCAATAATAGATAATCTTTATGAAAATAAATTAAAATGTTGTTATTGTAATAAAGAAATGTTTATTTTATATGATATTTCAAGAGAAATGAAGCAGTGGTCTGTTGATAGAATAGATAATAATTTAGGTCATAATTTAAATAATTATAAAATATCTTGTTTAGAATGTAATTTAAAAAAAAGATGTAGAGATGATAATAAATTTTTAATGACAAAGCAATTAAAAATTATAAAACAAGATTTATGCTAAACTTTTATTACACATAGTATATAATAATCTATTTACAAAATATGCTATAAATATGTTAAATAATACTAATAATCCATTTAAAATATTTTTTCCTTTAATAGTTTTATAATGTTGAATTAAAAAAATTAATTCACTTATAAACATAAGAAATAATATTAAAAGAAAAATAGTAGTTATAATTAAAAAATAAAAACAAGCATTTTTATCTAATGGTCCTAATAAGTTATTATATAAATCAACCATTTTATATAATATATAAATATTTTTTTATATTTAAAGATAAAAATAACTTAAATAAGTATTTCTAAATAATTTAATGAATATAAGTTCATCAAGTTATATAACACAAAATGAATTACTATTAAATAACTTATTAGATTTTTATAAGGATGAAAATAATTTAATAAGAATGTTAAAAATAATTACGGGTGATTCAAAGATTTCATTAAGAATAGTAGATTGGTTTGCTACAAATTATTCAAAAAAATATTATACTATTTATGAATTTGAAAATAAGTTTGGTTTAACAACTCGTTTTAAAGTTTATGTAGATTATAAATTAAAGTTAAAGGCATATAGTAAAAAAAAATTTGATCCTTTTTGTAGATGGGAGCGTATATGTGTTCCTTATAAGGATAATACTTGTATAGAAACCACATTAGGACAATTAAATTTTTTTAAATGGGCGTTAGAAAATAAGGTAATAGAATATATAGAAAATAATTATGATATTATTGAGAAAGATATGAATAATAGAAATAGTACATCAAAGAGAAAAGAAAATATAAATGATAATACAAAAACACGTAAAAAAAGAGAAGAATTATCAATATCAGCAACAAAATCAATAAAAAAGGAGAATGTAGAAATAATAGTTAAATTTAATTAAAATATGGTATTAGTTTTTGCATTTATTCAGTCATATATTTCTTTACAATCTTGAAGATTTAGAGAGAAAAAAAAAAGTTCTTTAAATACTTAATTCTTTTTTCACTTCAAGATAAATAATACTTTTAAAAAAAGTATTTTTTGAAATATAAAAATCTCTAATATAAAGAGTTAGGTTCTTTATGAAAATGAAAGTTTAGAAGAAAATTGAAAGGTAAGGAGAAAAGTTAGATTCAATGTAAAAATAATAATATTTAGTTCCAAATATATAAAAATTTTTAAATATTATTATTATGGGAAATCAATATTCATCTATTAAAATTAATTACGAAGATATACAATTTATTATAAAAAATAATTTAAATAATAATTATTTAATTATTAATACATTAGAAATAAATTCACAAGATTGTTTAATTTATGGAACTTTAAATATAAATGATGAAGAATTATTTATAAATAATTGTTTAAAAAATGGAGAGAAAAATAAAAATATAATAATTTATGGTAAAAATTGTAATGATGAAAAATTAGAAATCAAATATAAACAATTAATTTCTCTTGGTTTTTATAATGTATATATTTATAATGGTGGATTATTTGAATGGTTATTATTACAAGATATTTATGGTGATGATGAATTTCCAACTACAAAAAAAGAATTAAATATTTTAAAATTTAAGCCTAATAATTTGTTAAATAGATTAAATACAAGGTTCCCTTTACTAGAGGTAAAATAAAGATTTTAAGAGAAAAAGAATTAAGTTTTTTATATATATAGTCTTTATTTCCTAATGTAAAAGTGTTGATATATGTAATTTAAGCAAGGTCGCACACTAATTTGTGTGTTAATTATGCTAAGGTTCGCACACGAATTTATGTGTAAATAATGCTAAGGTTCGCACACGAATTTATGTGTAAATAATGCTAAGGTTCGCACACGAATTTATGTGTAAATAATGCTAAGGTTCGCACACGAATTTATGTGTAAATAATGCTAAGGTTCGCACACGAAATTATGTGTAATAAATGCATAAGATTGCACAAAAAATTGTGTGTAATTTATGCTAAAATTATCACATCTTCTAGAATGATTTTTAGAAAAATAGAGAAGTAGAATATAAATTTCTCTATAACTATTTATCTTTAGATTTAATATATTCATCTACAGCATTATTTGCTAATTCATCAGCACGTTTATTATTACTTCTATAAATATGATTAAATTCTATATTATTAAATTCTGTTTCTAAATTCTTTGCCTTAATATATAAATCTTTTAAATTTAATGAATTACATTTATATAGTCCTTTCATTTGTCTAATTACTAATTGACTATCACCTTCAACACATAAATTACTAATTAATAAATCTTTTGCTTTTGTTAATCCTAAAATAAGACCATAATATTCAGCATAATTATTTGTATAATTTTTACCAATAAAATAATATTCACTCCATATCTCTTTATCCTTATAATAAATAACAGCACCAGCTCCAGCTAAACCAGGATTTCCTTTAGAACAACCATCAAACCTTAATTTATATTCTAAAATAGATGACATACTATAATTAAATGCAAATTTATTAGTATTTTTTAATACTTTAAGCATATACAATTTATATTATATTAAAATTCTCTAAATACTTTTTCTATAATTATTATTGTAAATAAAAATAGATTTAATCATATAAATTAATAAATTCTTTAATTTTGATAATCCAATTAGATAATATATTTGTATCATTAATATTATCATTGCCATTTAATACTAATAATTTCTCTTGATTAATATTATCACCGAATAACTTATATATCATATTTTCGTGATAATATTCACATAATTTTAAATAATCATAACTTATTTTATTTACTTCGGCTATTCTATTTCGTTTAGTTATTCTATTATTACAAATATGTGATGAACTATTAACATAAATTATTTTATTTAATGGAAATTCTTTTTCAAATATAGAGAATAGATTTAAATAAATTTGATAATCAATAATATTTATTTTTTTAATATCATATAACATTTGCGTAAATACCATTTTATCATTAAATATACTTCTATCTGTAATTATAATTAATTTATCAATTTTAGAACTAACATAATTTTCTCCTTTTATAAATTCTTTTTTAATATTTAATTCTTTTTCTTTATTTATAGCATCTTTTAATAATTTTATTCTAGAAAATAAGGCATTTAATTGAAAAGAAAAAGCATATTTTTCTTGATTATCATAATATTTTTCTAATAATGTAATATTATTTTCATCTTTTATTAATTCCCATGTATCAAGTGGTTCATCTAAATAAATAATTTTAATTACTTTATTTTCTTTTTTAAGATAAATAATTTCATCAATATATAATCTTAATTTATTTAATAATGTAGATTTTCCAGAACCAATATTTCCTTCTATAGATATAATTTCAATTTCAAAATCCATATTATTTATTATATAAATAAAAAATTGATTAAAATTAATCTCATTTAAATATAAGATAACAAATATATTATTAGTTAAAAATGGATTTAAAACAAGTAAAACTTAATAAATCTGAATGGGATTCAATAGAAATATCAGTATCAGAAAATGAACTAGAAGTTCTAAATATGATTAATGCAGGTTATGAAAATGTAAATATAAAAGTAAATAATAATAATTCATTATTTAACTTTTTAAAGATAGAATATTCAGTTAAAAAAGAAGATTATATTTATAATAAATATTTTAGAAATATTGTAGAGAAATTAATAAATGAATTAAATGAAATAGATATTATCATAGAAAATTTAAATATTAAATCAAATTTATTATTAAATTCAGCAGATAGAATACGTCTTGAAAGATTTGATATAAATACAATTCCAAAAAATGAAATATATGAATTTGTTTTATTAAATATAGCCGAATATTTAATTTCCTATAAAAAGAGAAATAATATTAAATTATTTCATTATTATTATTATACATTATATAAGTTAATTCAAAATAATATTATTAATTTAAATAAAAATATAATTAATTTTATAAATAAATTATTAGAAAAATTTGCTGATAATATAGATAAATCAATAATAATACAGAATGCTGTTGAATTTATTGAAAAAAATCCTAATTTATTAAAATATGGTGATTTAACATTATATTTACATCAGAAAGAAATATTTACTATTTGTAAATTACCTAATCCTAAATTAATTTTATATAGTGCGCCAACTGGAACAGGAAAAACTCTTACACCTATAGCATTATCACAAGAAAAAAAAATTATATTTATTTGTGCGGCTAGACATGTAGGTTTAGCTTTAGCAAAAAGTGCTTTATCATTAAGAAAAAAAATAGCATTTGCGTTTGGTTGTTCTAGTGCTGATGATATAAGATTACATTATTTTGCGGCAAAAGAATATACAAAAAATAAATATACTGGTGGTATAGGTAAAGTAGATAATAGTGTAGGAAATAATGTAGAGATAATGATTTGTGATATAAAATCTTATTTACCAGCAATGTATTATATGTTAGCATTCTTTCAATCAGACGATATTATATTATATTGGGATGAACCAACTATTACATTAGATTATAAAGAACATGAATTTCATAGTATAATAAAAAAAAATTGGACTGAAAATTTAATTCCAAATATAGTTTTATCATCAGCAACATTACCAAAAGAAAATGAATTAACAGAAACTATACCAGATTTTATGAATAAATTTAATAATGGAAGAATATATAATATAGTAAGTCATGATTGTAAAAAATCTATACCAATCATAAATAAAGATGGAAATATTGTATTACCTCATTATTTAACAGAAAATTATGAAGATATAATTAAAATGAATAAACATTTAAATGAATGTTTAACATTATTGAGATATTTTGATTTAAATGAAGTAGTTCAATTTATAACATATATTAATGAAAATAATCTTTCAAATTCTAAAATGAATTTAAATAGACATTTTGAAACATTAGATGATATAAATATGAAAAATATTAAAGTATATTATTTAAAAATGCTAGATAATATTAAACAAGAACATTGGGGAGAAATTTATCAATATTTTATTAATATACAAAAACCAATTATTAATGAAAATGAAGATGTTGATGTAAATGGAACAAAAATACAAAAATTTAATAAATTAAATAGTATTGGTCCTGGTATTATTAATAATTCTATATTAATAAAAGATAATATAAAAAGTAAAAATATTATTAGACAAGGTTCAGAGCAATATATTAGACATGAAAATAATTTTATTGAAAATAAAAAAGGTACATCAGGAATTTATATTACTACTAAAGACGCATATACATTAACAGATGGACCAACAATATTTATAAGTGATGAAGTAGAAAAAATAGCAAAATTTTGTATTCAACAAGCACAAATACCTTCTATTATAATAGATAATATTCTTGAAAAAATAGAATATAATAATAATATTAATAAAAAAATAAGTATATTAGAAAATGAAATGGAAAGATTGATTGATGGTAATTGTAGTAATGATAATAATAATAACAAATCATCAAAAAATAAAAAAGATAATAAAAAAATAAATAGAACAAATAATAATGATAGTAACCAAAATAAAAATGTAATTAATAAATTAAAGAATGAAATTAATACATTAAGAGCTATGATAAAAAATGCTTCATTAAATGATACATTTGTTCCTAACACAAAACATCATTTAGAGAAATGGAGTCCAGAAAATATAAAACAAAATTCATTTACAAGTTCTATAGATACACATATTATTAGTGATATTATGGCAATAAATGGTATAGATGATTTATGGAAATTATTATTGATGATGGGAATTGGTGTATTTATGAAAGATACATCAGATTGTGATAATGACTTTATAACTTATACTGAAATTATGAAAAAATTAGCGTATCAACAAAAATTATATTTAATTATTGCTTCAAGTGATTATATTTATGGAACTAACTACCAATTTTGTCATGGATTTTTAGGAAAAGATTTAAATTTAACTCAAGAAAAAATTATACAAGCATTAGGACGTATTGGTCGTAATAATATACAACAAACTTATACCATTAGATTTAGAGATAATGATGCAATCTTAAAATTATTTAATTATGAAAGTAATAAACCTGAAGTAATTAATATGAATTTATTATTTAATAGTTCTAATATTATTTATGAAAATGGTATTTATAGAGAAATATAAAAAAATATAAAAAAAATATAAAAAAATATAAAAAAATATAAAAAAAATATTAGTTATAAATATCAATATTTCATTTTCTATATTTAGTTATCTATAAAATTATATATATTTCTTATATTTTGATTATCTAATTTTTTACTAAATATGGATATAATATCACTTGGATCAATTTTAGCAATTTTTCTAACATAAAATGCTAAACAATCAATTTTGTTATAATATTTTTTTAAAAATTTTAAATTACTTTTTTTAATACTATCTTGATATTCACCATTAGGTAATCCAGCTTCTATAATTTCTATTGTTTCATCATGATTAAGATTAAAATATTCTCTACAATTTAATCTTATAATATTAATAAATTCACTTATTGATATATCAGGATTTATAGAATATTTTCTCTTTAAATTAGAATGAACTAATTTAAATTCAAATTCTAATAACTGCATATTGTAATAGTTTAGAGTTAATTTGTTTTGAAATTATAAGTTATTTAATTATTAAATAAATAATTCAATTTTAATTTTAAATATAAATTCTTTTTCTTTATTTTTTGTAATACTTTTAGAGGGAAAATGAGGTTTTGGAAAAAGTATTATTATTAATATTTATATAAAAAAAAATTATTTTACATCGCTAAATTACTGATAATTTAGGACCTAATTCTTTATAATAATAGTTGTTATATGAAATATTATTTTTTAATGCTTTTGCTAATGTTTTATCGCTCATTTTTAGTTCTCTAATACAATCATACTTACATGAAAATTCTTTAATTAAATTGTTATTCATATCATATTGTCCTATTCCGTTTTTATATAATTTTGGAAATCCATTTTTCTCTTCAAAAACTTCTATTAAATTTGGTTCACATTTATCGTATAAAATGTAATAATTACCATTTGTAATTGTTTTATTTTTAACGTGATTATCTAAAGCTGATGAACTTTGATATTCATTCATTTGTGAAGCTGTTTTTCTGTCTAGATATACATTTAATATTTCTGTTTTATCTGCGTTTAATTTTGCGATATATCCCAATTGTTGAACTTTAGTTTGTTTAGTTGGTTGAATGGAGTTAATAATATTTGGGTCTAAATTTCTCTCTATAAGTAACCAACGAAATCCACAATAAATTGTATTTTCTTTAACTGCCTTAGCAATACTCGGTCGTTTAATATTTTTATTTTCATTCATAGCTTCTGTTACAGATTCATATACTTTTACTAATTGGAGAGTTTCAGGATTTATTTTTTGAAGTCGTGGTCCTAAATGTGGTATTTGTTGGCTAAATCCAGTAACAACTTTGGTTTCTTTTTCATTAAGTTTGTTTAGGATTTGTTGAATAGAGTTCTCAAGAGAAGAAACTTTATTTGTTAAAAGTTTATTAGTTTGAACTAATTCTTTCAATAATTTATCATTATTATTAATTGTTTGACCGCTATTTTTTAATTTTAAATTTTCAATTTCCAAAAGTAATTCTCTCACTTTATAATTATAATTATCAATATTGTCATCAATAATTTTTAATAAAGTTTGATACGTTAGAGTACTTCCAACTAAAAATAATTCATTTTCTTTTTCATGACATTTTAAATTGGTTACTTTATTTGGAAAAATAGTAATATGATGATGTAGAAAATCTTCAAACTCTTTTGATTTGTCCACAGGGAAACAATTTAATAATAAACATTCTTCATATTTAGTTTTATGTTCATTATATCTATTTTGAATTCCAAGTCTTGACTCACCAATTTTTATAACATATGTTTTATTATCAAATGTCTTTACTTTTATAATATAAATCAATGGTCCAGATGTCGCAAATTGTTTTAATAATAATTTCTCTTTTTCTCTAAAAATTGTTTCTTCTGTTTCTTTATTTTTATTTTCCAATTTAAGAACTTGTTGTTTTAATTCATCACACTCTTCTTTTGTTACTTCAAACATAATATTCTCTAATCTAATAAAATATTCATGAACTTCATTTGCTTTTTTTGTTCCTGCTTTTAAACAGAATTTTTTAAAGGTCTCAACATTTAACATAAATGTTTCTTTATTATGACCTCCATGTATTTTTTCATTTTGCTTTTGTTGCAACAAAAGCAACTTTTTATAATCTATGTCAATAATAAATTGTTTTTCTAATAACATTTTTGCGTTTACTTTTTGACTAAATCCTAACCATTTCCATACATTATCTAAATCAATAACATAATCATTCTTGGAGTCATACTTTAAATAGCAATAAAAACTTGATAAAAATAATTGTTGTTCATAATTTGAAAAATTATTTTTTACTTTTTCAACCAATTTGCTCTGATAATCACCTGAAAACTTGGTGATTGGATTGCTTTCAATGAGATTTACGATGTCTACGCTCATATTATACATTTATTATATATATATGTCTTTATATTGTTTTTTGCTTTAATAATTAAAAATCAATAATATTTTTATATTTTATGTTTATTTTTTCTTTAAATAATTCTAATTGTTCCTGTAAATTATATTTTTCTGGTAAAACCATTTTTAAGTTTAAACGATTATCATCAACCCGTTTTTCAAATATTAAATGAGGTTTCTTTCTAAAATTTATTAACGAAACATATTTTGGCAAACTTAATTCTTCCTTTTTTGGATAAATTTCATTATCTAAGTCTTCAACAACTTTATTAGCTTGTTGTAATTTATCTTGTATAGACACTTTTCCTGATTTAGTTGTAATCCAATGTTTATCTAATTTAGGATGCTTTTCAACCTTAAAAAATTCTCTTTGTTTTGTATGTTCTTTATCTAACCATTCGTGATAATAAACAACATATTTTTTCATCATTTCTTGAGTAATTCCTTCAGGCAAACTCTTAGCATTATTTTTTCTTTCTCTCTTAGTACCTGGTAAAATACCTTTGCAGTTACTATGTTGTTCTTCAAATGTAGATAATCGTAAATTATTATAACAATTATTTAATTTGTTTCTATCAATATGGTCTACACTTATATTTTTTGTTCCTTTTCCATTTCCATAACAATTCATAATTACTTGATGCATAGTTAATTTATTATTTCCAGTAACATAACCATTAGCTGCTGTAAACCAAGTAATTTTAATATTATTTTCTCTTTCATAATCTAATATTTTTTGATAACTTATAGGACACAATATACATAATGTATCTTTTTCACAATACATTAATATAATTTCTTCATTCTTTTCATTTATTATTTTCCAAAAAGGATTTTTTAAATGATAAGCGTGTATTCCTCTTGATTTGCTATGACCTTCATTGAATTCAATAACATTATAATTATTTTTAATATGTATTCTTACACACTCTAAATCCATAGTATTCATATTATATTAATTATAAGATGAATATTTAATTCAATTTTATTAAAATATAAAGTATATAACAAGTAACCGTGCGCTTAATTTGAATAAGCACTCTGATTCCCAAAAGTTTCCAATTGGGGAGGACTGTATCTTAAGCCAGCTCAGGTTGATTAGACCATCATCGCTGACCCATATCCGTTCAGTCTCTGACGCCCTACCATTATCTATCAAAGCGATTTTAGGTAGTAAGCATGCGGGTTGCCCAATCTTTTTCATTATTACCATACCCGAGTTCATTACTCTCGGCCAGATAAAACTTTCGTAATTATCCTTGGTAGAAAAAGCTCTAAGGGTTTTCCCGAACAACAAGATATGTTGCAATAGTCATAATAATAAATAACTATTACTAGCAGTTAGCCTGGGATTAATTTTGCGACGGCTAAAATGGTTTTCTATAGTAAGAGGTCGCTTTACTATAGCATACTGCTTTTCGGCCCTGGTTAGACGAATTATAATTCGCAGGTTAAGGCCGCCCATACCACTCATAATACGTAAGACGTTGTAGTTAGTGGCATAGACACGAACTTTAGCAGTCTTAGTTCCCTCAACAGTAGCATTAGACAAGACCAATTGAAGTGTGGCGTTATCAATTCTGGAGAAATTGCACGTGCCTGATGGTTGGTGTTCCTCAGGGCGTAGAGCAAATGAATAAACATTAATACCTTCATCAGGGTTGCGTGTATGTGATTGATAAGGTTGTACCCATGAGAAATAAGTACCTTCACGCTCAGAGAAACGATCTTGTCCGTTTAATTGAAGTTTAGCAGTGACTACTGGATTTTGTCCCCAGCAGTGCATGTCAAGTGAAGTCTCAGCAAGTACAAAAGTACCAGCATCAGATACTCCTGAATTCTCTAGATGTCCTGATGTTGTTCCACTTGATAGAGCTGCTAAAGTGGCAGGGTCTAATCCTAATCCTGAATAATCTACTTGAGGACCACCAAGATTTGGTTCATTATAAGGATTGCTTGGTCCATGCCAATATCCAGTGAAACCAGGACCAGGAATATAATCAAGAGCTCCTGCATCTTGGAATAAACCACGTGCATCAATAAAAGCGCGAGAATCAGCTGCTATAGAAGCAGGACCTCCAAAAGCATGAACAGCATTGGGAAGAGCATCAATAGCATCAGTATAGTTAAAAGGTTGTGCTCCTAAAACTTTGAATAAAAGAGCATCACAAGTTAAAGAAGAACAATAATCAACATTTTGATCTGGTTGAACTACCCATATCAACTCTTTTACAGGATGGTTGAAATTAAGTTTAATTTTATTTGAAGATGAACCAACTGACTCATCTCCAGTAAATTGAAGTTGAGTAATAAGATATTCATGAGGATTTTGTGCCATTCTTCTACGTTCATCAGTATCTAAGAAAACATAATCAACATAAAGTGAAGCTGCTACAAGAGATTGATTATAAGCAATTGTTGCTGGAACTGGACGACCAACAGCATATTGGCCTGCTGCTCCTGTATAAGGACTTGTATTACAATTTAAAGTTGTTACAGCCCATAAACACTCATCAATTGGACGAATATCAAGATTTATCTTAACTTCGTGATATTGTAAAGCTATTAAAGGAAGCGCTAATCCAGGATTACAACAGAACCAAAATTGAAGAGGAACATATAAAGTAGTCTCTGGAAGAGCATTACGAGGAGCACATACTTGACGAGGAGCTGCTGAATCACAAGGAGATTCAACATCTGAGAAAGAAGGATCTGTAATAAATGTTAATTGAGTTGTATTACCTATCATCTTAAAGTATCCACGTTGTTGCTCTGATGTCATAGTAAGTTGATTCCAAATGTGCATCCAATCACCATATTGACGATCAATTCTTTGACCACCAATTTCAACTTCAACTTGCGCTATTAATTGCTCTCCTGGGAAATCTAACCAACGAGCATATACACCAGTATTCTCACCAGTAGTATAATTTCCTAATCCCATAAGTTGATTAATCTCAGGAAGAGTAACTTGTAAATATGTGCGATATGCTAAATCACCATTACGACTAATAGTACATTGTACACGACGTCCAAAATCAGCTTGTCCGTTAAATGTTTGCTCTATTGACTCAATCGAGAAGTTTGTGTATCTACGATAAGTAACTTTCCAGAATGTAATTTGAGGATTACCAGTAAGATAAACGTCTTGGGCGCCATAGGCGACGAGTTGCATTAATCCACCTGCCATTTTATAATTATGCTAAAGAAAAAAATTTTCTAAAATTTAATTTAATTAATTTTGTAATTTTATTTATTAAATATTTTTATTATTTATTAATTTTTTATATTTCATTATATGTTATTATATTATCTTATGATATATCCCTAAGTATTATTATATTTTCTTAAGAATTATTTATTTTTCTTATATTTCATTATATTTAATTTTTATTAGACAAATAATATTGAATAATAATTTAACTAAATCTTATTAATATCTAAAGATGATTTTAAAAAATTATATAAATAATTACTTTCCATAACTTCTTTTTTATTTTCATGAGGTTTTGAAAAAAAATATAAATTATCCTTCTTTTTTATATTCCATCCTTCTTCTAATGCATTATATATTAATACCATCTTCTGAAATTTATTAATGTCTAATTTTTTTGTATTTTCTAAATAATTATTATCTATTGTAAAATTCATATCCATTAAATTTTTATTAGAAATTTTTTGTATATTTTAACTTTATATATAACTAAAAACCTAATATATAATACTTTTTTTTACAAGTATTCTAAATAACAAAATTCATATTATATTTATTATTATAATATCTTGAATAATGATGTTCTTCATTATCTAATTTATTTAAATTTGTTTTTATTATATTTTTATTTTCATCTGAATAATAAACATTTTTTATTTTATAACCCTTTTTTGGCGCTAAATTTTTTAAATTTAATATACAATGATGACAAGGTTTTGAATTTTGTAATTTATTTGTTCCTGTTAATCTTATTACTAAAATATCTATTTCTTCTAATTTTTTTCTTATCTTTAAAGGTTTTAATTTTAATAAGGCATCTATTTCTGCATGTATTCCCGGTAAATTATTATTTTTATTATTAATTTTATTTATACCATAAGATAAAACTTTTGCCTTTTTTAAAACACTTTTTATTATTTAATATACAAGCAATATGATTATAATTACCATTTAATATTGATGGAATTTGTTTATTTCCATTCTCATAATCATCTATAATACAATTACAAGTTAAATTAAATCTTTTAATAAACATATTATTTAATATATTATAAATAAATTGTTTATTCTCCTGATTTATCTGGGTTTTATACTGAAACTGACTATTAAACATATTGATTACTTATATTTTAATATAATTATTAATTAATATTTAATTAATTTCAATTTTTTAATATATTTAATAAAATAAATAATTAAATAAATAAAAATACAAATATAAAACATATAAATGCCATCATTTAAACCTAAATCAAATAAAAAATTAAAATTTAATAAAAAATCAGTTATTACTTTAGATTCTAAACATAGAGATTTTCTAAATGAATTTTTAACTGAAGAAAATGAAATATTACCAAAATTAAAGATAGATAAAAAAAAATTATTAAAAAAATTAAATGATAATAATATTTCTCTAGAATTAAAATTAGATATTCAAGATAAAATTAATGAAATTAATGAGAAAATTAAAATAATTAAAAATAAAAAAAAAGAATATTTATTAGAAAATTCAAAATATATATTTGAATATTTTGAAAATAAAAAAAATATATCTGATGGAGTTATTAATCAAACTAATATTAATTCTAATAAATCTAAAATAATTAATAATTTATTTAAAATTGTAGAAAATGAAGACTATGATACTAAAAAAGATAATAATATTGTTTTAAAATATCTATCTAATGTATCTAATGATTTTTTAGATATTAATAATTTTATTTATCAAAGTGATATATGTAATAGTTGTCATAAAGGTGAATTAATTCCTGATGATGGATTATTAATTTGTAATAATTGTTCTATAAGTAATCCATATTTAATTGATAATGAAAAACCATCTTATAAAGAACCACCAAAAGAAGTATGTTTTTATTCATATAAAAGAATTAATCATTTTAAAGAAATATTAGCACAATTTCAAGGTAAAGAAACTACTCAAATACCTGATGAAGTTATTGAAAATATTAAATTACAAATTAAAAAAGAAAGAATTGAATTAAAAGATATTTCTAATCTAAAAACAAAAGAAATTTTAAAAAAATTAGGATATAATAAATATTATGAACACATTCCATTTATTAGAGATAAATTAGGTATAAAACCTCCTGTTATGTCTCCTGAACTTGAAGAAACTTTATGTAATTTATTTATTGAACTTCAATCTCCTTATTCTAAATATTGTCCTGATGATAGGGTTAATTTTTTGAATTATTATTATACTGCTTATAAACTTTGTGAATTATTAGGAGAAACACAATATTTAGAACTATTTCCATTATTAAAAGATAGAGATAAAAGAATAGAACAAGATTCTATATGGAATAAAATATGTCTTGAATTAGATTGGGAATTTATACCTACTATTTAATTTCTTTATTTATAAAT